CGACACTTTGTACGAGTACATAGTACAGGAGATATGGATAGACTGCACTACAGGGCTTCCGTGTATTGAAAACCCGCCAGGGGTAGATGAGGAGCAGGTTGTATACGTGCCTAATGCGTTCTCCCCAAACAATGACGGGGTAAACGATGCTTTCTTTGCTGTCACTCAAGACCCAGACTTTTGGCTGGAATGGGAGATGGTCGTGTTTAGCAGGTGGGGGGACATAGTGTTTAGGTCTAATGACCCTCGCACAAAGTGGGATGGATCTGTAATGGGTGGGAGCCACTATTCCCCTCATGGAGTATACTCCTGGATCATAAACGCTAGAGGCAAAAGAGAAGTGGCTATACGCCTCAAAGGGAGTGTAGTTTTAGTTCAGTAACTTTAAGCCTCTATAGCTCAGCTGGATAGAGCAACAGCCTTCTAAGCTGTAGGTCCCTGGTTCGAGTCCAGGTGGGGGTACAATACAATTCATTATGAGTAAATACAAGTGTGAGTGCGGTGAAACATCCGAAGTGTCTGGGGTAACCATTAAGGTTATAGACGGGGCTGTACGTCACGACGTTAAGTGTGATTGCGGCAAATACATGGATCTAGTAGACAAAAAGACTGGGGTCCCTTCATTTAGAAGCAATAGGTATGGACAAGTCCGATGACGTTATTTGGTTGGACGGCGGACATTCAGGAGGAGATGTTCTCGAACTCCATGGGCTTCTCGTTGGTCTTCCGAAAAAGCCAAAGCGATCTGAAATACTCTTCCATGACAAGCCAAAGAGGATGCAGATGTGGTCGCGCATCCCTATGCCCCAAGAGTTGTCGAGGGTTAGAAGTATGGATGAGTGGCTCGAAAAACCTTCCGAGTTTCGAAGAAAGTTTTCTTCTTACATCGAAGAGGAGTTTGAGCGCAGGCATAACGGTGTTTGGTTTTACAATAATGGCGTGCCTACGTACATTACAGGGAGGCACTATATGTTCTTACAGTGGTCGAAAATCGATATCGGATATCCTTCGTATCTTGCCTTCCAGCGTGAGATATTTCTTCATATGGCTGCGTGCGAAATCGATACCCGTTGTATCGGTCAGCTATATACTAAGTGTAGGCGTTCTGGCTATACTAATATCTGTGCCTCTGTTCTTATTGACGAGGCTACGCAAGTTAAAGACAAGCTGCTGGGCATTCAGTCAAAGACTGGTAAAGATGCTCAGGAGAACATATTCATGAAGAAAGTGGTTCCGATGTTTCGGAGCTACCCCTTCTTCTTTAAACCCATTCAGGATGGAACGACGAACCCACGTATGGAACTCGCTTTTCGGGAACCATCAAAACGAATCACCAAGAAGAATAAGACGTCACAAAAAGGCGACGCACTCAACACCATTGTCAACTGGAAAAACACCACCAACAACGCCTACGACGGAGAAAAGCTGCACATGCTTTACCTCGACGAGGCAGGTAAATGGGAAAAGCCAGTCGACATTAAAGAAGCATGGCGTATTGAGAGAACTTGTCTCATCGTTGGTAAGAGAATAGTTGGCAAGGCTCTAGTTGGGAGCACTGTCAACCCCATGAATAAAGGAGGTGATGAATACAAAAAACTATGGGAGGATTCGGACCCTTCTGAACGAAATGCCAACGGAAGGACCAGGAGCGGTCTTTACCGTATTTTTATTCCTGCTAATCGCGCTCTTGAGGGGTTCTTTGATCGCTATGGGAACGCTATTGTGGATAGTCCTGATGTTTCAATAGAAGGTATTGATGGGGAGGTAGTAGACCAAGGGAGTAACGAATACTTAAAGAACGAAAGAGCCTCACTCAATCACGACCCGTCTGAGCTTAACGAGATCATAAGGCAGTTCCCTTTAACTGAAGACGAGGCGTTTAGAGACAGCATAGAGGGCAGCATATTCAACATAGGTAAAATATACCAGCAGATAGACTGGAACGGTAACATGTTTCCTAATCCTGTTGTGCAGGGCAACTTCATGTGGAAGGAGAAAGACAAAGAAGTAATCTTTTCTCCAGACCCCAGGGGTCGATTTCGTGTTTCTTGGCAACCGCCCTCAAGCATGAGGAACAAGTTTTTAGAAGCCAAAGGGAAGAAATCACCGATGCATACCCAGCATGGCGTTGGGGGCGTTGACTCTTATGACCTTGACGAAACCGTTGATGGGAGAGGATCTAAAGGAGCTCTGCACCTGTACAATAAGTTCAATATGAGTGATGATGTACCGAGCAATATGTTTGTTTTGGAGTACGCCTCTAGACCCGATCTAGCCAGTATATTCTATGAAGACGTGCTTATGGCTGCGTTTTATTATGGATACCCTCTGCTAGTGGAGAACAACAAGTACGGTATCGTAAGGTACTTTGAGTCAAGGGGTTACGACGATTACCTTCTTGATAGACCAGAGCACTTGAAGTCGGCTTCGTCACCTAAAGTGAGGACTAAAGGTATACCATCTAACTCTCAGGATGTAATACAGTCCCATGCCCATGCGATTGAAGCGTATATACACGATCATGTTGGGATAAGGCCCGATACAGCAGATTTTGGAAATATGTATTTTAACAGAACTCTAGAGGACTGGATAGGATATAAGATTACAAACAGAACTAAGTACGACCTCACTATAAGTTCTGGGTTGGCGCTTCTTGGCGCTCAGAAATACAAGAAAGAAAAACCAAAGTCCGACCTAAGTGACAAGGTGTTTTTCAGGAAAACAAAAGTAAAAGAATGGCACCGTTAACTTCCTTATATTTGCCGTTAGATGTACGGCAAACAGGGGAAAAATAGTGTTAGCTTTCCTGATCCGTTAGCGCCACAAGCCACAAAAGAGGGAAAGGAGTACGGTCTGCGATATGCTAAGGCCATTTCCGCTCAGTGGGGGAGCTCGGAACAGGACAACTCACTCATGCGCAAGCGCCGAAAGGTCTTTGAGCGCAACAGAAAATACGCAAACGGAACTCAGGACACGTCTATATACAGGCAACTTCTTACGAGTCTAGATCCTAGCAACTCAGACGGAAGCTTCCTGAATATGGACTTTACCCCTGTCCCTATACTTCCGAAATTTGTTCGGATCGTTGTAAATAAGATTCTATCCAGCGAACCTTATCCAAACCTCGAAGCTGTCGACCCCCTGTCATCAAGCGAAAAGGATCTGGAGAGAAAGAAAGTGGAGATGGCTGTGGCAAACAGGGAGAAGCTCAATGCCATAAAGAAGCAAACAGGAGTAGACATCGCAGAGATGGAACAGATTCCTGAAACCCTTGAAGAGGCCGAAATCTTTATAGGCAATAACATAAAGTCGTCTTCTGAGATTGCAGCTCAGATTGCAACTAATATGACGTTGAAGTGGAACGACTTTAACGACACGGTATACCGTAGGTGCATCAATGATTTGACTACCCTGGGGATGGCTGTCAGCAAAAGAGACAATGATCCTAGCTATGGTATCAACGTAAGCTATGTAGACCCCACTGACTTTATTCACAGCTTCACTACGGACCCTAACTTCGGGGATCTCATCTATGCTGGTCACGTTAAGCGCATTCCTATTCAGGAGCTCAAGCGTATTGCAGGAGACCAGTTTACCGAAGAGCAGTATGCGAATATCGCAAAGAAGGCTGCCAGTAAGTATGGGTACGACTCATCGAAGATTGGCGAGTCTAGGTACGACGACTACCTGAAGAGATACAAGTTTGGTTATGACGAGTATATGGTTGAAGTCATGGACTTTGAGTTCTTGTCTGTGGACTGCATGTACTTTGAGGAGAAGGAGAGCAAGTACGGAAACACTGGGTTCTACTACAAAGGGGACAGCTATAAGGAGCCGTCTAACTCCGTATATAAGAGAGACGTAACAAAGCTGGAAAACGCTACTGTTTATGGCGGCAGTTACATAATGGGGTGCGATATGTTGTTTAACTACGGCATGAAGACCAACATTCCGAAGAACATTCATGACCTAACTAGAACTAACCTTTCCTACTCTGTAGTTGCAACAAACCTTGAGGACATGATCCCTAAGTCTATGGTTGACAGTTGCATAGGTTTTGCGGACCAGCTTCAGCTCACCCACTTGAAGATTCAACAAGCTATTGCTAAAGCTAAGCCTGATGGCATTATCATTGACGTAGAGGGCTTGGAGAACGTTCAGCTTGGAAAGGGCGGGGACCTTCAGCCACTGGAGTTGCATGATATATATGAACAGACAGGTGTCTTCTACTACAGGAGCAAAAACCCTGATGGCGGTTTTCAAAACCCTCCCATCAGGGAAATCGGCAATAGTGTACGCAACATCAACGAGTTTATTTCGCTCTACAATCACTACCTGAGGATGATCAGAGATGCCACAGGCATCAACGAAGCTATGGACGGGACAACCCCGAAGGGTGAACAGTTGGTTGGCGTCAGGCAGCAAGCTATTGCCGCTGGTAATAATGCTATCTACGACATCACAAACTCCTCTATGGTGTTGTTCAAGAAGGTGTGCTCAGACATCGTTAAGTGTCTCCAGGTGATACCTAGGGAAAGCATCCTATATAAGGCTTACGAGAACGCTATTGGAAGTGAAAACATTGGGGTTCTAAACACGTTTAGCGACTTACCCATGTACAACTTTGGCGTGCAAGTAGTCAAAGAGATGGAGGATGTAGAGAAGCAGTACCTAGAGCAAAACATTCAAATATCACTTTCTCAAAAGGAACTTGACATAGAAGACGCTATCGCCATCAGGCAGCTTAAAGACATTAATCAGGCGGAGAGACTGCTCGTTGTTCGTCGTAAAAAGCGCATAGCATCCAACCAGCAGGTAGCTCAGCAAAACATCCAGATGCAGTCTCAGGCTCAGGCTCAGGCCGCTCAGGCTGCTAGTCAATCTAAGATGCAGGAGATGCAGGCAAAGGCTCAAATCGACGCTCAGATGGAGCAGATGAAGGCTCAGCTAGAGTCTCAGATGGAAGTGCTCAAGCACGAACACAGAAAGGAGATTGAAATCATTAAGGCTCAGGCCACTCTCGGATTCAAGGCTGATGACAAGGAGTTTAAAGAGAAGCTGGAGGTACTCAAGGAAGACAGAAAAGACGAGAGGGTTAAGAAGCAGTCTAGCGAACAGAGCAAGCTTATATCTCAGAGACAAGGAGAAAGAGGTGAGCTTCCAGAGCCAGCGGAAGGCGATGAAGGCGACAACTCTCAGAAAATAATAAATCAAATTATTCAGAATGCCCAAGCAACTCAATCTTGATATAGCGACTAGAGTCGATATCACCTGCAGAAAAGGGGATACGTTTCGTATGGAGATCGACTTTGAGGACACTCAGACCCTGACGGGATGGAAGATGGAGGTTAGGACTCATGATACTGATGACACGACTTCTCTTCCTGGCCCATTTCTAGATGGCTTTACGTTCGCCTTGCAGAATAACGCTGAAGGTGTTGAAGACGCTGTTTTGGTAGTTACTAAGGCCGCTTCTGATATGGACGTTACTTCTGGGTTGTACGTGTACGACATCCAGCAAGCCGACACGACCGTAAAGACATACCTCTACGGCGTTTTTAAGATTAACGAAGACATTACCCTTACCTGATGGCAATAAAAGTCACCATAACTCCTCCTGAGGTAAAGCCAATCAAGATCTCCCCCGCTGGAGGTCTTGCTGGTAACTCGGCGATTACAGCAGCTGTAACTATTAACGAAGATCTCCCGTATGATATGGGAGGGAACAGCTTCGGGGAGCTAAGCGGACAGGGTACATATACTCCTCCCGTTGGTGGCATCACTATTATTGACTTCATCAAGGATGTCCTTGTGTCGGCTCTGCCAGTAAACGCTTCTATATCTGCCACTCCATCACCGTTGGCGTATAACTTGGCCTCTTCCACTATCTCTGTAACCCCTACGTTCAGCTCTGGCAACGCAGGTATAGGGTCTTCAGCTACCGTAACCCGTATACTCAACGGGGTAGAGACGGAGATCTCTGCCGACGCTACTAGCGGTACAGCCATTTCTGATTCTGTAACTCTAAATACCCTTCCTGGTTCTTCTTCGTTAAACTCCCTGTCTTATAGGGTTGACGTCACTGACGATAACGGGACTACAGGACTGGCAACGACTGTCGTTGCTCAAACATCTTATGCAGAACCTACAGTATCTAGCTTTAATATCCTTAGGACTTCGACTAGTGTCTCTGGCGATGAAACAAATCTGTTTAGGGAGAAGGGGAATGTAAACTCTAACGTAAACTTTCTTGCCGTCAGAAACTCTCCAGAGGTGGACATGACAGCCGTCACCCTGTACAGGGGTGTTCCTTTGGCTCCAAACATCCTGGATTCTCAGACTCCAGTGGCGGACGCGGGTCAGCACTACTTTGCATACAGCGACACTACGGCCCCAGTAATAGACTACAACTACTCAGTTCAGATCGGCGATGGGCACCCCAACTCCCCTTCAGACTTTACGTCCTCTACAGTCAATGTAGACGGGTTTCCGTTTTTGTTTACTGCCTACAATCAGGAGTACGACAATACAGCTAGTGACGCTGACATAACCACTATCATCACAAACTTCAGTGCTGCCAACGGGTACTACAAGCTTAGAAACATAGAGGACAACTACACTCTGACTTCTACGGCAAATATGAATAACGGTTCCTACTGGGCTTACATCATTTACGATGCGGGACTTGGGGCCTTAAACTCCATCAAGCAGGGTGGTAGCACAGGAAGCGATGTCCTTCCAGACTTTACTGATCTTGGTACCTTTACAGTAACGAATCAGTTCAGCGCCAACTTGAGTGTTAGGGTGTATAGATCTGACTTCTCTGCCCCTTTTAATAACCAAACCGTATTTATAGAATTCTAAGATGCCTAAGTTTCCTGGTGTACTTCTAAATAACAACCCTAACGCCCCTTCTCTTGACCTCAATGATTTGCAGGTTAAGGGTGTAGGCATCTTCGCTGATGTTTCAGCTCGTAACGCTTTGGACGTTAATATTCAGACGGAGGGGTATCTCTCCATAATGAAGAACGACGACAACGTCTATGTATACAAAGGAGGTGGATGGACCACGCCAGCCAACTGGGAGAAGATATCTGGTACTATTGGTTTTACTGACAGTGACGGGAATCCCCTTGGGGAGGTGTCTACTTTAGTGTTCCCTGAGGGGTCTATCAGTATTGTAGGTACTAGCGGTGTGGTAGACTTTACTGCTGACGGGACTAGTACGGACACAACCAACTTCAACGGGGTTCTTTCTTCGGCAGATACTACGGTTCAGGCGGCTTTGGACACTCTTGATGGGTTGAGTTTGACATTGGAAGGGCTGGGAGACACGCCCACGGGATACGGTACTGCAGGACAGGTTCTGATCACCAACGGCGTTGATGGGTTTACTTTTGGTAGTGGCAGCCCTTGGGATGAAGTATCATATACTAATCAAACGGCTATCAAGTATGAGAACGGGGTTGTTGGTCTTAAAGATTCCGCTGAGGTGTACCCTACTAGTGGCAATCTTATATATAAAGCAGCTCAGTTCCCTGTAGATAGTGGAAACTTATCTAGTCGCACCCTCCTTCACCTTCACGAAGGTAAAATCCTGGTCACTGGAAACACATCAGGAACAACCCTTATCGGCATTCAGCTTGGCGGAACCACACCCTGGTCTGCTGATAGAGCTTCGGTTGGACTGGAGGGAGGGAACTTAAAGCTAAGCGGTGGTTTTGGTACGCACGTTCAAGGGGCTCTTGGCGTCGGCGATGGTGTTAACTCTGGCCGTGTTACTATTAGCAGCAACATTCCTGTTCAAGGTGC